GTTAACAATATACATGATAAGACCATTCTCATCTTCATCGTGTATATCTAATAAATATGTCACTGGGTCTTTACAGAATGCAAACTTTTCATCAACTTTGTATTCCAGTTCAAGATCAGACATCATTTTTTCACTTTCCCTACCTTGTCTAATGTAATCGGCGATGATATAGATCACTGCATCCAAAAGCTCTTCTACACACATGTCAATCCAGGAGTTTTTAGGTGTTCCCCAATTCCTAGTATCAGAATTAACTATGACTCCATGACCGTATCTATTTTTTCCAATCTCAAGACGCGCAACAAGTTGCTTTTCGATGGATTGCATATTTATATTTACTTATCGGTTTTTCCTTAAGTTTATCCAAGTCTTCTTGTAATTCTCTAGTTGTCTCATACTTGGACCTTGGGTAATAATAAAGTTTGTCGCCGCGTTTCTATACTGTGTGACCAAGTTGCGTGGTACATTACTGACATTAAGTTGGGATCGTATGACCTTCGTTTCCAAATTTTGTCTTCTCTCCCTCTTCCAATTGCTAACCATTTCTTTTTTGAGTTCGTTAATATTCTTCTTAAATGGAAGACCCAGTTTATTTATTTTATTTATTTGCAATCGATTAATCTTCGCCTTAACAGCTTTCACATCATTCTCAAGGGAGGGCATCACATTTTTATATCGTGACATCCATCGACTACCATAAAGTTTAATAAGGTCCTTACGAATAGAGTTCTCGTTGAGACCTCTCTTTTTGATAACTTGTTGCATCTTTACAACCTCCTTTTGTATCTTAACATCTTTACGAGATGGTTTGGGTGGGGGTGTTTTTGGTTTTGGTTTTGGTGCGAGCATAGAGTTGCGTACCATTTCAATCTTCTTACAGAGAGTTGCTTTTGTCTCTTTGGGGTCAAGTTTAATTTTAAGGATACCCGCAACACGAAGAAGTTCAGTCTTGCTATAGTTTGTGCACGCGGACCTACCAACTTTGAAAGAATTACCAGTACCTGTAAGTGCAACATTCTTATTTTTATCTGTATTCTTAAACGTTGCTGTTTTCACATTTGAAATCTTTTTAATCTTGTCACAAATAGCGTCCTTCTTTGTTGACGCGGTAATGCCAACAACACCCAACTTCTTGGCGAGATCCACGAGCTCGGGTTTTGCCATTCGCATACACTGTTTACTATCAATCTTTAACGCGGCACGTTGTGTTTTAGTCAAAGGTTTCAATTTTTTAGAAACTGTTTTCTTTTTTTTAGGTTGTGTCTTTGTAAGTCTGTTTGGAATTGGTGTTGTCAATGTTATGTCTCCACCTTCATATAACATTCTCGCGAGCTCAATACCTACCTCATAGGCATCTATTAGATTGGATGGATTACTCGCACCAGAGACTTGAAAGTTACAAGTCTTTGTCATAATAAACTTATGTCCATTATATGTTGCGTACATAAATGGAGACTCTTCTGGATTATACATAAGCCAAGAAAACCCGTATATTCGTTGTTTTGACGCAAGTACACTCATATTCGTGATAATACCATTCACTCTAAACTGACCACTAAGATTATTATATTCAAATGGATTATATAAAAATGACTGTTTTTCAGAATATGTATTTACAATAAAACGTCGAATAAGTTCCGGTTGATTTGAAATATTTTTTCCAATGAACCCCCCGGAAAACCGAATTTTACCATTTCTATAAAAGTTAACTGTAGCACCCTTAGACTCCGAGCCATTTGAAACTGTTATTTTAAGTTGAACTGTAAAAAAGTTCTGGTTGAGATCACCTTGCTTTCCATATTCTCTTGTATGTGTAAACCCAGTCATAAAACGACCATAAATACCATTGACTTCCTTTGTGTCTATATAAAGACCCTCCCCAATGGGTGTTTTAGGAAGTGGTGTCTTAATAAGTATTTGTCTAAGGTCGACACGACTTTCCGCGTCAAAATCTTTGTTTACGGTTGCATTAAACATACCTGGATTAAGCTTACTCACGACAAAATCAATATTTTTTGATACGGGGGGTGGGCTGCGTTGAGCGACATCAACAATGTAATTTATATTATCATCATTATTACTATTTGAATTATGAACAAACTGAGCAAACTCTCCATAATTTTCGTTATTCATCAAGTTTCTTTCAAGACGAGGTGGAAAAGTTTGTTGCTTTGTGATTCCAAGATCCATTTCAATCTCTCTCACGAGAGCATTATTTGACGCAGTCGTAGAAACAGAATTTGGACTGTTCGCGGGTTTTAACTCTATCCCCGACTGCTGAACAAATTCTCTGAGCTGCTGGCTCATATTACTATTGTGTAGTATTTTTTTTAATAATCGTCGGTGAAGCCCAAACTCTCCTCAACCACATCGACACCATAGATAATCGGTTGTTTTGGGTATGTACGTCCCTTGTAGGTCACTACCTCTTCTCTGACTTCAATATCTCTCGAACTGAAAGGACCAGCGTAGAAGTCTTGATTGAACTTCGGTCTTCCCAAGTTGTTTGACTGACAATGTTGATTAAACACCTGTACAAAGAGCTTCTGAGGCACGAACAAGTCCTTTCCTTCGATAATGTTTGTACTCTCGAGGAAGTTGTGAAGGGTACTCGCAACCATTGCAACTTGCTTCTGTATCTTCTTGAAGTAATCTGGTACAACATTCCATATGTCTTTGTCTCGATACTTATTAGAGTAATCTAAATATGCTCTTACACATTTAAGAAGGATGATAGGTAATTCTCCGTTTAACTTTTCATCAAGTTGTGGGTCTGCATCTCTGACCTGTTTTGAAAAGTTCCAAGGTAAGATACGACGAAGTACCGAACCCGAATTGTCCTTCCAATTTGGAACTTCATTACCACCAAGAACGCCTGGTACATTCCATTCAATTGAAACTGCAGTCTTATTCTTCACTGCAACCGAAACATCCTCTCCTGAAACCATGGACTGAAATTCTGCTTGTTCAAGGGCTAAATCCCCTTTTACTTCTGGAGCAATGAACATGAATGCATCCTTGATGGCTGAGAGACCGAACTTCTTCTCGATGTTATTAGAGAGAGTACCCACATCTTCATTTTCATAAAACTTCTTGAATACTTTTGTAATCAATGTAGATTTACCAGATCTAGCAATCCCCTTGAAGAATGGAATAACTTGCCATCCATCGAGTTCTCCAATGTCATAACACAAACGACCACCCATTACATATGCCCAGTTACATACTTCGTCTTCAAAGTTTTGATACTTAAGAACCGAGTCAAAGAATGGTGTTGGAATATCCTGCCACCTCTGAATGTGCGCAAAGTCATCAAACTGTTGATCAAAGTACTTACACGCAATAATAGTCGGATCAAGGCATCTGAATTCTTTGCTGTCATAAGGATAAAAACAGCAATCATAGACGCCACGATCTGGAATCCATTCTTTACCAACAAAGACACCGTTTTTGAAAGACCAGACGTGCCTTCTCTTAGTAATTTCTGGAAATTGTGCGTCAATACACTTGGACATATTATCGATTACATCTCTGAATACCGAACCTCTCGATGTAAAGTTTTTCCAAGTGATGAAGTCGTCGTCTTTTTGTGCTAGTGAATATACATACTGCTCAATTGAAAACTTTGTTTGCCATGCCCTAGTTCTATGACCCTCAATCGTTCGAATCTCTTCACAACATTGCCCTTTGTATCTCCTGTATCCAGCTTTGTATGTTTGGTCGAGTGTGTATAATAGACATTTCTGAAATGGTGTCGAATTTTCAACTTCACTCTCATCAATTGTTGATGGATCACCAAGTGCACTGAATTGTGGAAGCGCGGTCGGGTTATCCACTCGTTCAAATGAGATGTAATGTCTTCGAATATTATCATACCCATCATTTACTTGTTTTTTGATATTGTTTATGCGCGTGACATTTGTAATACCATCATCGTTATACTCTTTTTTGTGTATTTTAAGATCTCTAACGTGATTCTTCAAGTTTGTGAGAAATGTACTCTGTCTATCGCGATTACCTTTAATGGAAATGAGATCAATCCTACTTGGAATTGGATTTCCCAATTCATCAAAATTTTCGGGATGTACAAATTGTCGATATCCCAATTCTCGAACATTTCTAAAATCATTCGACTTTAGAGACCACGCGTATTCGAACTTTTCGATTATATTAAGTACCTCTTCTTCTTTCATTGATTGGATGTGCTGTTTCTGAAGTTCCGTGAGAGCTTCATACTTATTAGGTTCCTTATCAATGAAATGGGTGTGTTCCATTCTATGATTTATGTATAGACGAGTTTTCTTTCTAAGCCGATTTTGGGGGTTGCATTTTGGCAAGCATCTTTATGAGTATCTTATTTTGTGTCTCCAATTGGTAACAAAGATTAACAAGGGCTGAGCAAACGGTATCTCCGTCTGGAGTAGCCAATAGGGAAGTCATAAGATTTGCGATATCTATACCTTCCTCTTCTTCTTCATCCTCTTCGAAAAAATCGCCATCCTCTTCTTCATCTTCGGTCATCATAAGTTCTTCTTCTTCATCTGAAACGATTTCACCTTCTTCAACTTCTTCAACTTCTTCGACTTCTTCAGGGCGAGTCGACATTTAGTTTAAACTGAGAAAAATTCATTTTGAAAATTTCGCACTGATGCGATTTTAGCCAAAAAAAAAATCTCAGTATATAGTACAAAACTCTCACAATGGCCGGTGGTCTCATGCAACTCGTCGCCTATGGCGCCCAAGACGTCTACTTGACCGGTAACCCAAAGGTTACCTTCTTCCAAGCTGTGTACAAGCGACACACTAACTTCGCGATGGAAAACATCGAACAAACTGTTAACGGTACCGCCGCCAACTCAGGCCGCGTGTCCGTGACCATTGCCCGTAACGGTGACTTGGTCGGCGACATGTACGTCGAACTTAAGTCCGCTGCGGCTAACACTAAGTCATCTGCCGGTGATGACTGTAACTGGGTCGCTGAACGTGCGATTGCCTCCGCGGAATTGTCCATCGGTGGTCAACGCATCGACAAGCATTACCAACGCTGGTGGCGTTTGTACTCAGAGCTTTACTTGGATGAATCTAAGAAGGCTAACTGGGCTAAGATGACCACCGCGATCACAGGTAACACTGTGTACTTGCCACTCGTCTTCTTCTTCAACCGCAACCCAGGTTTGTACTTGCCATTGATTGCGCTCCAATACCACGAAGTCCGCATCGACTTCGATTTGACCTCCACTTTCACCACCTACCTTGATGCCACTGTCTTCAAGGTGTGGGCGAACTACGTGTACTTGGACACCGAAGAGCGTCGTCGCTTCGCGCAAAAGGGTCACGAATACCTCATCGAGCAAGTGCAACACACTGGCTCCGACACCGTCACCGCCGGTTCCACCTCCAACAAGCGTCTCTCCTACAACCACCCAGTTAAGGAGCTTGTCTGGTGCTTCAACGACCCAGCGTCCGGTAACGTTGCCACCTCTTTGTGGAACTTCACCACCGCTCCAGGTGCGACCGCTATCGTTCTTGAGTCCAATGCGTTCGCTCAAGTCTCTGGTAACTGCTTCGTGCCAGTCACCCAAGCGACCGGTGTCCCACTTGTCGTGTGCGGCGAAGCCGGTTCCCTCAGCGACTTCACCGAAGAAGCTGTTGGTCCATTGAGCAACTTCAAGCTTGTCCTCAACGGTCAAGACCGATTCAAGGAACAAAAGGGTAAGTACTTCAACCAAGTTCAAGCGTACAACCACCACTCTGGCTGCCCATACCCAGGTGTGTACAGCTATTCCTTCGCGTTGAAGCCAGAAGAGCACCAACCAACAGGTACCTGCAACTTCTCCCGCATCGACAACGCGCAAGTCGCGGTCACTCTCCCATCGGGTGTTGCGTCCACCACCATGCACATGTTCGCGGTCAACTACAACGTTCTCCGCATCCAATCCGGTATGGGTGGTCTCGCCTTCTCCAACTAAGTTGTTGATTATGGCATATTGAATTCGCGAGTATAAAAAATTAAATTTAAAAAAATGGATATCACCCAATTTTTAAATCTAGTATTATAATAAACAATGGAAGACGATAAGCAGACGACTACCCAACAAAAACTTGGTTTCATCATACCATTTACCATTTTGGTTATTGGTATGGCTGGAGTAGGTTACATGATGAGCCGTAATCGTGGTATGAAGATGAAGTAAATTAAACATAACTCTCCCCTAGTAAATAAGAATGCAAGACGTATACACGGATGGAAGTTGTTTGGGAAATCCAGGAGCTGGTGGTTGGGCTGCTCTTGTATCGGGAAAACAATTGTATGGTGGACAGGACAAAACAACAAATAACATTATGGAAATGACGGCAGTTGTAAGAGCACTAGAAGAGTGTCTCGATAAAGGCATTCTTGAGATAAGACTATTTACTGATAGTAACTATGTCAAGAATGGAATATCTTCGTGGATAAAAAATTGGAAAAGGAACGGGTGGAAAACAGCTTCAGGTACATCTGTAAAGAATAAAGAGTTGTGGATTGAAATTGATACTCTTGCGCAGAGGATGACAACCGTTGAATGGAAATGGGTCAAGGCGCATAATGGACATCCACAAAATGAACTTGTTGATAGTCTCGCTTATCAAGAGGCGACTAAGATTAAAAATGCTCGCGTAAAATAATGGAAGCTCACGTGGAAACTCACCCATGGTGTGAGAAGCAGGAGAAGCTTCTAAAATCGTGGGCAGAAAGAGCCGCGGGATATCGATGGCTTCATAATCACGCGCGTCTTCATTTCAAAAAACAGAATGATTATCTTTCGTATCCAAGTATAATCATCGCGAGTATAACTGGTGTAGGTGGTTTTGCGGTTTTGAATCCAAGTGGAAATAGTGGCGTGTCCCATGAAACTCGTGCCAAGATTATGATTGTGCAATACTTTTTTGCATTTCTCAATGTACTTGGTGGTATTCTCACTTCCATAGGTAAGTTTAGTCAAAGTCTTAGTCTATCGGAATCCCACTCAAGTATGTGTGTTCAATATTCAAAGTACTATAGAAATATAGATATGGAACTATCTCTCGATTCCGCAGATCGTACATGCGTTGTTGAATTTGTCAAAAAGTGTCGTGAAGAGTATGATAGACTTTTAGACGAAGCTCCGGATATACCATCAATATCCATCGAGGCTTTCAATATAGAATTTCCGGACAAAGAGAATAAACCAGATGTATGTAATGGACTCAGTATTATTATATGTGACGAAACATCCTCACAAATCGCATCGAGACGAGCTGTGACAAAGTGGTTAGGGGCTTTGACTGCGGTTAGACGTAAAAGTCGAGACGGTGATATAGATGATTTAGCGAGAATGGAAAGTGCATGATTTGTCTGCCACAAAAGCATAGAAACTTGTAAATAGAACCAATGTAGGTAACAAAACTTTCTGTCTCTGTGGAAAGAAAGCTAGACCCAAAACAAGTAGACACAATACATATATATACAAGAATTGTGTGTACTCAACTACAGCTCTAGAATATCTATGAACCCCGGGTAATCCCGGGTATGACACAAATATGGCATCCGTCTCATGTTTCTTATCTAGGGGTCCAAAGTTTTTGAAAATCTTCTCCTCTTCATCAACCTTTACAAACTCAGACTTTTGACAAACTGTATTAATATTTGTTTGATCATCTTCACACTTTAGCGTAAGCGCTTCATTTATGACAATTTTCAAATATTTAACATATCCCATATAAAGACCGGAATTAGCAGTTGACGTTTTACCGCACTTTCCAAAAACTATTTGTGTGGGTGTTTTACCAAAAATTTCAGAGTCTCGTGAAACTAAAACTTTGCAATCACTCTCCTTAAAAAGTTCTACAACATCTTGTGGATTTTTATTAATTTTTGTATCAAATCCGTCGAGAAAGATTACAATATCTTCATCCTCTTTAGTTTCAAGATATTTGGACATTCCCTTGTACTTATCGTTAAAACCATTCCATTTGGTTCCCCAACCTAATACGGTCACCGGTACGCCAAACTCATTATTGATGAGTTCTTCAAACATACCCTGAGACTTGTTGGCATATGTGACAATTTCTACACCCATTCTATACATTATAGAAACATCTTTCTTCGCCAATGAGTTTACATAAAAGATTACTTTCCCTATTCTGTAAATGAGGGGTCATTTGATGGTTAATAATATATGAAAAAATGAGAGATAACTTTCTGTATAATACATCAAGTCTTCTCTTCTCACAATTAGTTTGTTTTACTTTGTCTATACCCTCAAGATGTTTCAATTTTTGTATATCATCTCGATGTGCAATTTTATATTGAACAGCCTTTCTTGGTTTCTTTTCCAAATTGAGAGAACCTGCGTGTACGACATCACAGTTAAAAAGAACTGAGTTTGAATTTACAGTAATTGGTCTTGATAGAAGAAAGGGAGTTGTCTTGTGACTCCCTGGGCACAGAGACAGTGTAGTTCCGTCGTATTCATATGTTATAAATGTGTATACCGGATGTTTTGTTTTGAAAACGTATTGACTTGATGTCACATCTCTGTGAAATGTAGAGAGAGTGCAGCCATCAATTGAATATTTGTAGTTCATAAATTCATAGCCTTCTGGAAGTTGATTAAGAACTTCCTGTTTTGTTGGTCTGTTCATTAAGACAAATCCGTCGTTTTTTAATGTTGATTGAAAGTCACTTGGAACGTATGTTTCTACTGTAGTCAGAAGTAGGACGACGAGTAGAAAGGCAATTAAAAGTAACACGAGCATCTATTATAAATGAATATTGGAATTCTCACCGCTGGAGGAGTATGCCCTGGTGCGAATACATTAATCCGATCAATCACCCTTCGTGAAAAGAACCAAGGTAATCATGTACATGGATTCAGTGATGGATTTAGAGGTATCAATCAGAATGTTAAGAGTTATTTTGATCAACAACATATCGAGGAAGGTCCTGGAACACTTTTGAAAACTTCATATGACTTTGTGGATATCGACAAGGCTGCGAAAAATCTCAGAACTTTTGATCGTCTCTATTGTATTTGTGGTAATGAGTCTATGAAATCTGCGAGAGATCTCGCTTTGGATGATCGTGTAGATACAAATATCATTGGTATTGCAAAGACAATTTTCAATGATATACCCGGCTTGGAATCTGTCGGATTTCAGACAGCTGTACAAGAACTTGCGAGATACATCGACTGTGCGTTCATTGAAGCAACTTCAACAAACTCAATTGTATTTCTTGAAGTTCCGGGGAGACGTAATGATAAATTGGCAACGTACGCAGGTCTCGCAAGAAACTCAAAAGTTACAAATATTGTGACACCAAGTACACGAGGTGATCCGTTGAGTTCGATTGAATATAGTTACGCAAATAGAGGATATGCAGTTGTTATTATTTCTGAAATGTGTGATTATCATCCACTCGTAACAAGTCTATCTGTGAGACCAAAAATAATTACACCTGGGTATCTCATCCGCGATGTTGAACCGTGTGTGTATGATAGTATTCTCGCAGAGCGTATGGCAAAAGAAGCATTTAAATATGCACAAGACCACAGAGATTTCATCAAGGGTGCGACAAATGTCATGCCATTCAAGGATTATCTCCGCATAATGTAGGTTGAATGTTTCGGGCGATTTACAACGATCCCAAGTTTGTAGGAGCTCAAATATCACCACCAGACCAAGTTATGGTCATTATGGAGGATGGAATTGAATATTATACAGCAAATGTTCTATTTAGATCGGAAGCAACCATTGATAAGCATTCAAAACAACTTAAAGGTACAACACGTGGTAAAGAAAAGATAACCCAACTCTTTGTGGTTCCAACGACAAAACAGAAAGGTCGTTTTACAGTTACAGAATATGAACTGTGAGCTCCTATAACACAGCGGTTAGTGTGTCGTGCTTATACAAAATGTATATTTAGGCGGGGTCTCCACCCGTAAAGGCACGCGGAAATCTGGGATCGACACCCAGTAGGAGCAATTTACCTTTTAGATATGTGTCCCATATGTAAAAGTTAATTCTCCCTAATATATTAGGTATGAGATATGGTTCGGCGGCGCGTAGGATGTTTAAAATCCGATGGGGACTTCATGGAAAAGGTCTCATAGAGGATCATCACGTGATACCCAGAGAGTTCAAAAATCACCCAGTTATTCGTAGGGAAAAATATGACTTGAATGCGAGTAACAATCTTATAATGTTACCCACGAGATTGGGGAAATACACTCTTCGTGTGCGAACAGATCGTCTCATTCATTCGGGAAAGCATACAGCATATAATTCATATGTGGAGAAAATGTTGAATTCAATACACTCCACAGATGAGTTTAATAGTTTTATTCTATTT